ACCGTCTTCACACCGTACTGGGCTGCAATGGTCGCAAGCTTGGCAAGGGTGTCGTCAGAGTGACCTCCCTCTAGTCCGTCGCACTCAGGGATGTGGATGATGCCGTTCAGGAGACGGGCCACGCAATACCCCGTCTGGTCCTCGCCACGGCCTGCCGGGTCGATGTACATGATGGAGTTTTCGTACTCCGCCCACCTCTGGTCCATGTAGACGGCGTTGTACCACCTGTCACCAGCCAGGCCTGCGCACTCGATGTTCGCAGGTGAGGTCGTACCCCACACCACATTCATGGGAGCCATGTTGGTAGCCATGTCCCACACAATGAAGCTGGACAACCTGAGCGGATACCGGTCAGCATCACTGAGGGTCGTATCCAGCAACATCTGCAGGGCGAACATGGAAGGGCCCATGATGGCCTCTCGTTCGATCAGCAGGTCGTCTGGATAATACGTCGGATAGGTCGGGTCCCCAGGCTTGGCGGTCTCGGCCTCCAGATGGTCCAACAGCATGGGAGCCAGGCGGATCATCTGACGGTCGTCCGCAGGGTTGGGATACCGTGCAGGCCACCGGCGGCACTCGTAGTGCTCCGCAAGACGGTTGTACACCGAGTCCTCGGTCTGGGGGGTACCCAGGTAGATGATGTCTCCACCCGGGTTGAGGACGTTCTCAAACTCCCGCAGGCGGTGCATCAGGGTATCCCGTGCCTCCACGGTCCTCGAGTTATCCACAATCTCGACGTCGTCGTTAATGATCACGTCCACGTGGGTACCGGTGATCATGCTCTTGATGCCGTAGGCCGCCACCGAGGGGTTCTTGCTGGGGGTGGTTCTACAGCCAACGTCGAACCGGTCTGCACCATCCCGATCCCATTCCCCGGGTCGCAGGTGCTCCAGCTCCTCCATGCTGTCCAGCAGTCGCCGAACCAGCAGGATGAACTCTCGGGCACGGGTCTGGACAGCTGACACGCACAGGATGGTGGTGTCTGGGTTGCAGTACAGTCGCCAGGCCGTGTAGGTAGCCGTCAGGTACGACTTACCAGCGCCACGCATGGCTTGGATCATCCGTCGCTTTGGGCCGTTCTGCAGGAAGTCGCAGATGTCGTACTGGACAGTCGCAGGTTCCGGGAGTCCCAGGACCTGCCATGCCCTGAAGGCAAAGTTCCGGAAGTCGGACTTCAACATCAGGGTGTATTCGTTGTCTACCATGGGTTATTGCCTTACCGGAAAATCGCATTACAGACCTCGGAGGGTCTACCCCTCCGGAGATACCCCCTGAGGCACAGAATGCCTCAGCAGGGCTCCTAGGGGCCTTAGAAACGATCCAGGGGCCTTTCGGCCCCCGGGATCGGTTAGTCTTCAACAGTACTAGTAGTTCCTGCTACTGCGTTCTTTCTAAAGACAGGACGGGTAGCCACAAACCCAGGGCGCCAGGCATGGACCGACATTCGAGTCACTCTAATATAGCCAGGGGTAGCCGGGACAGCTGCTGTCTCACGGACCTCAACACCCCAGACAACAGAACCTTCTCCAGGTCGACTATGAAGTTCAGCCTTGGCGGCGGTAGCAACAATTGGAATCTTGTTGTTGGTCCAAGGTCCGGTGTTTGCCCTCCAACGTGCGGACTCGCCACCACCTGAGATTTCCATCACAAAGTTGGTGAACGTTCCTGATGTCAGTCCAAGACTGGTATCCTTGGTAATTACCGCTGGAGTAATACCATCGTCTGGATTGTTGTTTCGCATCACAATTGCGCGCCAGCTGTTTGTACCTGCCGTGGCCACGACTCCAAACATGCGCTCGTATCCATCAAGCGTGATGGTCGTGGCGTGGCTTCTTGCGAGACCAAGAAAGTAAAGACATTCAGTTGAGGTAGAAGGAACGCGAAGACGACACTCCATCAAAGTTCCATACAACTGAGGTTCCCTGATTCTAGGTAGGTTACTGAATGGAGCCAGCCTATTGCCGTTGTCTCGAAGCGACGCACGACCGTTGTTGTCGTTAGCGCCGGCTCCTGCATAGTCACCACCCCAGATTTCAACGGCATTAAAGCCAGGAAGATATTGGATGCTTCCACCTGGGATGGCATTTGCATTTTCATTGGCAAATGACCATTGAGACCAAGTCTCCGCCCACCAGCCCTTATCTGCCCATCCCGGATTGTTCGGAAGACGGATCGCTGCAGTACAGCGAGCTGCGTCGGTGCCGCCAAACACGGGAGAGTTCGGATTCTTGAACAGCGCGTATTGAATGGCGGCGATGACGCTCATAGGAGTGCCACCGTTACGGTAAGGGACTCTCCACCGGCAGCGTTTGCGTAGCTGACGCGGTAGAAGTGGCAGCGAGGAATCAGCTGGATGGTACCCGAGACGGTCGAGGTCAGGTCTGACCAAGCCGCGGCTTCGGTCAGCTTGCCCTGAACAGTGACCACTGGAGTGGTGCTCGAGCAGCTGATCTCAACGGGAATCATCACACTCTGCGGATTGGTGGCAGGCTTAACGGCAACTGAGGAACCGGTAAACGGACCAAGGCCACCAGTCAGACTGGTGCTTGAAAAGATTGTTTGATTTCGCATTTAGGAGACTTTCTTGAAAGGGAGGATTTCTCGCATCTTCTCCAGCTTCCCGTTGGGGATATCCATTGCCTGGACACCGTTGTCCTTTAGGAAGCGGAGGCCTGCCTGAGCCCAGCCGGGTGACACCCGGTCTGGGTCTTTCATGGCGTCGATAATGGCATCTGCCGTCAGGTGCCAAATCTCGTTTGATTTGTCGTCTTTACTGGATGTGCTCATCGTCAAGCCCCTTTCGTGCTAGGCCGATAGTAAGGGCCTGCAGGGAATTGCGGATGTCTTGGACGTGCTTCTCGAGGCGCACAATGCGTTCCTCGTTCATGGAGTTCTTGAGCTCCAGCTGCACTTCAATCTTCTTGAGGTCGGACTTGATGCTCATCAGCATGGTGATCAGCCATGCAACTCCACCAATGGACGGGATGCCAACCATTGCGATCAGCTTGATCAGGTCTTCAAGCGTCATGCTCATGACTGGGTATCCTCCCACGCAGTGATGCGGAGGCGTCCTGGACTAGGCCAGTTTTTTGCATTGATAGAGCCAATACTGGTTCCATCCGAAGCATAGTCACTACCTTCGTCAATACGGGATACTACAAGAACTGTTCCGCTTGTAGTACGATCTACCACACAATGGCATTGACCGCTTCCTGACACACCACGTGCAATCCTGTTTGTGACGTTACTGGTCTTTGATCCGGAGAATGAACGCATGTTCACCCACAGTGTCGCGTAGACATCCGTGCTATCATTTGATGCTCCTGTAACCTCAATCAACACAGGACCTACGACGAAAGAGAAAGCAGTTGTAGTTTGGTCGCTGGTACCACCAGAGGTGGTGATGTGCTTTGTTCCTACTTGTCCACCACCACCACCAGCGTAACCGGCAATCTGGTTGGTTTGAATCTGTTCAGTAGCCATTAGTTAGACCCCCTGGCAAGAAACACAAGCGCAGAACGCGAGGTGTCGAGATTGATGTCGCTGGACGTACCACTTTGCGCTGAACGTGCAACAGTGAATGCAACCGACGATCCCGATCCAATCGTGGTTCGGGTGTAGACGATGTCGAAGTATGCACCTACCGATGCGTCGGTATCTGGAACAAACACGCGAATCGGATTGGACGGAGAGTTGGTCGACACAGATCCGGTGATAACACCGGTAGCTGAGAAGTAATGCGCCGCTGCTCCCTGAAGAATCGGAATTTGAATCGTGAATTGACCAGCAATGAATCCACAGGTAGCGCTGAAGTTTACCGAGGTGGTCGAGCCACTGAGGGCCGATCCGGTGTTCATGCAGGTCAGGTTGCGGATATCATCTACATAAGTCTTGGTTGCCGCATCCGTTCCAGATGACGGGGCCGACAGATTGGTGATCCGCTGGCTGTTCATCGACACAGATGCGGTAGGGGCCGCCATCTGGTCGAGTCGGTTCGTGCGGACCTGGGTGTTAAAGTCACTAATGAGTGAAGCAGTAGGAGTCGTCCAAGCCGTATTACCGGCAATGGTTGCGATGACCTGACCGTTTGCTCCTTCTGCAATCTTGGCAACCGTTACTGCATTGTCTTGCAAAGCCGTTGTAGTAACCGTGTTGGTTGTCAGAACAGCAGACACAGCGCCTTCAGAGTAGGCAACAAGAATCTTGTCTGAAACCGTGGGAGCAGGAGTGATCGTGATGTTGGAACCAACGATCGTGTAGTGCGTACCGGGACGTTGACGGAGTCCGTTGATGTAGATCTCTACGTCAGACGGATCCGTGATTGCCGAGATGGCTGCGGGAAGCGGAAATGCGGTGGTAGAGCCGTCTCCTGTGTAGACAACTGTACCGATTCCGCTAAGAGACGCGGGAAGTGCACCAGTAACGGCGGCCTGAAGCTGATTGACAGTAACAGCGTCGGTGCCGTTGACACCAGACGCAATGTTGCCAACCCGGCGGCTACGTCCGTTCCACTGACCATCGGTGCCCAGGGTCATTGCATCGGTCTGGAGGTCAAATGCCTCCTGCACGATGAAGAACAACTGGTTGCTGTCGAGATCAAGGAGCTCGGACGTAATGTTGGTGCTGTCGACGTAGTCGATGTACCGCGTGTCCTTCTTGGTCTCGCGCGCGCACCGCAGGAGATCGGTGTCGTACAGGTTAGCCGTAAGCGTGATCTCCTCGTTCACCGTGTCAATGGTGTAGTCGGTGGTCACGGTCAGCAGCGTGCCGTTCTTGTAGACTTTCAGCTGAGTCGAGATGCTTTCGGTATCGGCGGGGAGGAAATCCACGGGGCCCCCATATGAGAAGGGCCCCGTGGTTCCACCAGCCGTACCGACATGCTCCGTATAGGAGTATGCCATGTCTTAGTTCTCCAGGTCTCCAAGCATAAGCCGGGAGTACCAAGTGTTTAGAAGAGGGGTGTGAGACAGCATGAACTTGAAGTCACGCTCT